TGTTGTTCGACGGCGTGGTCGATGGTGACGCCGGACTTGAGGTCGATCTCGGTGCTCATGATCGGATTCTAGTGGTCACGCTTAAGTCCTAGTTATGCGCTTCTGAGAGAGCGATCGTGCCGCGCGAGCCGATACGTGAGGGTCAGGCCTCGTCACAGGTGCTCCGCCGGACCCGCTGGATCCTATGCAGGGGTAGCGTCGCCACGCTGTTGAGGCACGCCACACCGCGCTTCGACGCGCCTCACATGGACAGGCCATTCGAACAGGGACGCTGAGATCATGAGTGGGTGACCGACCGACGCGCCATTCGGCTCCCCGCAGCCGCCGCAGCCCTGATACTCCTTACCGCATGCCACGCCAGCGCCGACGACTCCGCCCCCGTTGGCAAGGCATCCACGCTGCCACGCAAACCGGCCGCCAGCGCGTCGCACGCCGCGCCACCGCCCCCGGACGAGACGACCGCACGCGCAGACCTGGCCGAGCTCACCGTCGCCGCACCGCACAGCATGGACGGATACAGCCGGGACGCCTTCGACATCTGGTCGCAGTCCGGTGGATGCACGACCCGTCAGAAGGTACTGAACCGTGACGGCAGGGATGTGGTTGACCAGGACGGTGACTGCCAGCCCGAGTCGGGATCGTGGTACTCCGTGTACGACGACACTACCGTCACCGTCGTAGCGCAGGCCACGATCGACCATGTCGTTCCGCTGGCGGAAGCCTGGCGCTCGGGTGCGGACCGGTGGAGCTCGAAGAAGAGGCGTGCGTTCGGCAACGACCTGGCCGACCCGCAGCTGCTCATCGCCTCGGAGGAATCCAACAGCTCCAAGAGCGACAGCGGTCCCGCGGACTGGAAACCCGAAAACAAGGGGTTCTGGTGCACCTACGGGGAGGACTACATCCTGGTCAAGCACAAGTTCGCGCTGACCACGACAAAGGAGGAAGTGGCCGCGTTGGACGGCATGCTTGACACCTGCTGATGCAGACACACCCCCGACAAGGCTGAGACACCCTGTGTGGCTACCTGATGGCTTCCCAAAGACTCACCACAAGTGCACCGGCCCCCGTGAGCGCGCCAACAGTCGGCAGTGGCCACCGCCGGCTCTCTAAAGCCGTGATCTGCGCACGCAGGACCCCGAACTCCTCCGAAGTTTCCTGCCGGAGCCCGCGGACGTCTTCCTCCGTATCGGAGCGTAGTTCCGCTATGTCACGCTCAGCGCGCTGGGATCGCTCGACGAGGACGGCGAGGGAGCCCTCGATACGGGCGAGGCCCGTCGCGATCTCACCCCGTAGCTCCGCGAGGGCGACCGCGACGGTCTCGGTCTCAGGCGTTGTCACCCTTCAGTCGCCGGCTCCGTTACCGGCTGCGGCGGCTTGACGATCTCGGTGATCCCGGGCCCCCCTTGCTCGTCGCCTGCGGCGGCTACGGCGGTGACCAGCGCCAGGAACGCTGCCATCCCGGCCGTGCTGAACGCGGCAGTCCAGGGCGCGTCGAAGAGGCCGAACTGTTCGGCTCCGAGTACCGCCAGGAGGGCTTGGGCGAAGGTGCGGATTATCCGTTCGGCGGTGGCCTTCCAGAATCCCGACGTGGTCATGTCTGCCTCACTTTCACTACGGCCGCTCGCTTACGCGGCGGCCACGGCGACCGGCGTGGTGCCGGCCGAGTCTGGGGGCGCGTTTGTTCACGCGGCGCGAGGGGCGAGTCGGCTGGCGACGGCGCGGCGGAAGGCGTTCATGTCGAATGACGGGTCGATCTTGCCTTCGATCGAGGTCTCCTTGTGGCCGACCACGCTGTCGGTGAGCCAGCCGTGCGCGCGGCATATCGCTGTGGCCCACCGGACCGCGGCGTCGTACTGGGCGTCGGGGTACGGGTCGTGACGGTCGCCGAGGTTTTCGATCTCTATGCCGTAGAAGCGTGCGTTGCCGTCGAGCGTGCCGGAGGTGGCCGAGGGCCGCGGATGGTGTGCGGACTCGCGTACCACGGCGTTGAACGCGTTACGTGCGATGCGGCCGGCGTGGTTGGCGCGACCGTGGCCGACCAGCGTCACGGTTCCGTTTTTCGCGGCATGCGCGTGTGCGAGCGGCCCCGGGAGATCGGGGCGGCCAGCCCAGACCAGGGCGAGGCTGTTGATCCCAGCAGTGTGGTGGATCATCACACCGTTCACCGGCCCCCACCTGCCGCGGGCGTTGCGGTTGTGGGTGCGCCAGCCCGAGTGCTCAGCCGGCTCAAGACCCTCGCGGTGCAAAGCAGCGAGCATGCGGTCTGCCGACAGGGGGACAGCCATCGTTTTCTCCGGGTGTGGTTGGAGCTGGGGCTCCGCGTCGCCGTCCGCCGCGGAGCCCCATTCGAGAGGAACGTAATCTTTCAAGCTGAAAAACGAGTAATACACCGATAGGACACGCTTGTTGAGGATTATTCGCTCGAGGCCTGGGTGTAGATCACGTTCCGCCACTTCGCTCGGAACGGGTGACTTTCCTCGCCCACCAGGGACTCCTCTTTCTCGATGAAGAAGTACGGGCCGCGATAGTCCACGTTGTCCGTGGTGATCGAGTACTCGGTGCCGTCCTGGAGAGTGCGGGTGAAGACCATCCCGGCTGCGGAGACCTGAAGGGTGTACGAGCCCCACACGTCCGCGGCGACCGCTGGGGTGTCCCGGACCGCGAGGTTCGTGAATGTGCCGTCGGCCTGCCACATGCCAAGGCCGATCTGCCCGGTCAGCCGCTGCCACGCCCGGTACATCCGCCGCGGCTGCGCCGGCATCCCCGCCGGATTCAGCTCCGGATCGTCCGGCCACAGGTACGGATCCGCGTCCGTGTCGGCCCCGAACAGCACGGCCATCTTCGGGGTGTTGGCGTCCGGCAGGTCGTCCATCGCCTTGCAGTCCCAAGTGAGCGCGTAGGCCGTCGGGTCCGTGATCGGGCATTCCCACCCGCACAGCACCGCGGGGCTGCTCTGTCCATCGCCCCAGCCGGCCGGCAGCACCAGGCCCTGCTCGGAGGCTTCGCAGTAGCCGCGCACCTGCGTGCCGGCGACCTGCCGCTGATCCGTGGCCATCGTCAGCTGCCCGACCGCGACATGGCGTTGCTCCCACGGGTCCGACGCGGTGCGGTACCCGTACGGCGCGCCTTCGGTGACCGGGCCTCGGTAGTACACCGGGTCCAGGCTGTAGCCGCCCCGGATCCCGAGGGCCTCCACGCGCTGCCGGTGTACGTGCCTGGTCACGCCCCACATGAGCACGTTGATCCCGGCATCTTTGTACGCGGTGAATACCTCGTCGGCGTAGAAGTGCGGTAGTAGCATCCACTCGACGCCGGCGGTCGTGACCGCGTCCACCGCGTACGGCGGCGTCATCTCTCCCCAGCGCGCCGGGGTAGCGGGTGCCAGGGCTGCGGTCATGCCGGAGTTGAGGATGGTGGTGGCGTTCGCGATGTCGCGTACGGCGATCATCGCCCAGTCCTGGGCGCACTCCTGGAGCACGCCGCGGATCGCGGCGACGACGTTCTGCTCCTCGGTGGCCCGGATGTCGTCGCCGGAGACGTGGCAGTGCAGCATCGCCACGCCTTTCCCGGCCAGGCGCTGTAGGAAGGTCGGCAGGAGCCAGTTGTAGTACCGCTGGGCGCCCCATCCGTACCAGCCACCTACCTTGTCCCACGCCGCACGGTTGCGCTCCGGGCGGGGCAGGTCCTGGTCGGGCCAGCCGGGCTCGGGCTCATCGACGTTGCCGGCGTAGTTCAAGGTCGAGGTGAACGTGTCGCTGGGGATCTGGCGGACGTCCTGGGTGATGTACACGCTCGACCGCGCGATGTGGAGGAGCCCGTTGTCGTACTCGACCAAGGCGCCGACGTCGTCCGCTGTGCAGGAGACGTTGACGCCCATGATGTCGAGGCCGTGCGCAATGCAGTACTCCAGCCCCTGGGGGCTGTTGTACGGGTTGTGCAGGCCGGCGAGGGTGTCCGCGCCGACCACGCTGGGCGCCCCCGGGAGGGAGGTGATGGTGCGCATGCACACGCCGGGGTCCGGGGCGGCACCGCCCGGCGTATAGATCCCCTGATCGGAACCGAACCGGGTCGCGTTACCAGCGTCGCGGCTGATCCTGACCTGCACCTTGCCGGTGGCCTCGTCATACACCAACCCCGGCCCGGCGACGCCGCGCACCAGAGCAGCCATGTCGACGCCGAGCAGCCACGGATCGATCCCGGGCGCACCGGAGCCCTCCTTCGTCAGCGGCGGCTTCACCTCCAACTCGCATGAGCACGATCCACCACATCCGCACCGACCGGCCATCAACCCGTCGCCTCCTCACCATCTGGGCCGCCCACATACCAGACGCCCGATGTCTGATCCGTCCACACCTGCCGGCCGTCGCCCCCGGTCTCCACCGCCCACCGGCGGTCGGCGATGTCCAACACCATCCGCATGGCCAATCCACCACCAGCCGTCGCCGCGGCCCGCCCAAGTGCACGTTGGGTGGCAATCGCCGCACGCAAGGGACGCTGAGCCGTTCGTTGACCGGGCAAGGAACTCACGACAACACCTCCTCGATGTCGCTGAGGGCGCCCAGCGGGACGAGCGAGATCGCCACCTGCTCGCCTGAAGAGCCCCACTCCACGTCCACATCGCTGAGGCGGAAGGCCTGCTCAACCTCCAGGCAGAACCCCGTCGACACGAAGTCGATCCGCTCGCCGGGGACGAGTTGGTGGATCGAAACCGGAGCCGTCGCGGCGAGCCGGGCCCCTGTGGGAACGGAGATCGTGACGGGCGCGGGGTAACGGCCGACGAGCGCCTGCCGGGCCATCTGTCGTAGGTCGCTCTCCGAGACATGGTCAGCGGCGGTGCGCACGATCAGATCCAGGCGGCCGTATGGGCTCCCCACCTGGCCCACGCCGACGGTCAACCCGCCGGTGATGTTCTGCGACTGCTGAGAGGTGGCGAAGGCGTACGTCGCGGCGTTGGTGCCGCTCCGGGTGACCTCGACATCACCCACGATGTCCTCAGGAGTCAGGCGCGCCTGGGGACGATCCTCCCGAGCGGCGGGGCCACGCAGGATGATGCTGCGCCCGGATGTCGTGAACTCCAGCCCTCGCTTGACCAGCTCCTCACTGAAGATCGTCAGCAGGTACTCGTTCCACACGCTGGCGTCATCAGACCCGTCCTTCTCGAACGAGACGCTGGTCGCGGAGTCGTAGCGCACGACGTACGGCATGAGATTCGACGCGTCCGGCGGCACGGACAACGGCGACTTGCGCAGGTTCCTGTCGAGTAGGTCGTAGGCGATCCACTGCACCGGGCCTTGGTGGCGCCCGTCGCTGTCCGGCTCGGTGGTCGTGTATCGGATCTGGTGGGTGTTCCCGGTCCGCGCCACCCGCGCCAGGACGTCCTGCGCGGACACCACGAGGGAGCTTCGCGTCTCCTTCACCTCGCTGGTGATGGGGCCCTGCCAGACGAGATGGGAGTCCCTGTACAGGGACAGCTCGTGCGCCCATGGGTGCAGGTTGCTGATCTGGGCGCAGCACTCGGGCCCGGCGGCTGCCTTGGCGATGGTGACGGACGCATCGGATATGTCGTTGATCGTCCTTGACCACTTCACGGCAGTCAGCGAGTCCACGCTCGGGCTCGTGAACGGTCGCCCCCCGCCCATCCAGTCGATGACAGCCTCGTACGCCTCTGCGCACCCCAGCTCAGCCATGCCAGGTCACCCCGCATCCGATCGAGGCACCATCAGCACACGGGCGCGCGCGTTGTCGGCGGTGGCCTTCTCCAGCGACAGCAACTCAATGCATAGTCCGGTGGAGCACGCGAACACGGGCCATTGAAAGTGCCTGCCCCGGGGCCCGTACAGCGTTGGCGCGCCGGCTGCGGTCCCGGTCGGCCCCTGCGGGCACTCCACGACCACGCGCTGCGTGCGGCCGTCCACACGGAGCACGGAGCGGCCCGGCAGGTACGGGACCTGGATGGCTGCGCATGCTCGGCACGGGTCCGTGGTGGCCGCGCAGTCGCCGCTCGGGTCGGTCCAGAAGCGCACCACCAGGCGTCGCATGGCCGTGAGGCCGGTGACGACCTCCAGGACGGGTACGGTCTCCAGCCACTGTGGCTGGTCTACTGGTCGTAGGCCGATCACGCTCTGGAGGAACTGGTCGCGGCCGGACGGGTAGCAGGCGTCGACCGGGATCGGCGGCCGGGGAGGCAGCGGGGGCGCCGGACAGTCCGGGTCCTCCAGGCATGGGGTGGGCTCGATGCACCGTTCGTAGACCTGGTCTGGGTCCACGCTGATGCTCACCCCGTCGGCGAGGTTGACCCAACCTGTCAGGGTGTCCAGCGGCTCCCGGTAGATCCACGGCACCCCCGCGGCCAGGCTGAAGGTGACGGTGGCGATCACGTGCCCTGTGGGCAGG